CAAGATCTTTCATTGCATGAAAAAGAATCTGATCAAAAACCATGCTAAAAAAGGCGATCTTGTAGTATTGCTTGGAGGCTCTACGGGAAGAGATGGAATTGGGGGCTCACAATTTGCTTCAGACTCTTTAGAATCTCAGAATAGATCTGCAGTCCAAATCCCAGATCCATTTATTGAAAAATTAATCATAGAGGCAATACTGGAGGCTCGAAATCAAAATCTTATTCATGCAATGAAAGATCTTGGCGGCGGTGGCCCGCTCCGTCGTCGCCGCTACCCGGAGCCGACCTACACCGGGCCGATCCTGCGCCGCCGGAACATCTCCGCGCGACTGGCTGGCTCGTCGTCGATGACGGCAGAGCTGACGTTCGCCGTGAACTTCGACGCCGACCTCGAGTTGCTGTTGCTGCTCGAGGTCGTCTGACCCCTTCTCGTCCCCCAGAAAGGACGTCCCCATGCAGAGGAAGTCCCTCTCTCATGTCGCCATCAAGGACGCCGATCAGGGCGTCGTCGAAGCGGTGTTCGCAACGTTCGACGTGGTCGACCTCGACGGCGATGTGACCCGCAAGGGCGCCATCCCCGACGGTTCGCCGGTGGTCATCTCGGCGTACAACCACCAGTCCCACAAGGGCGCCCTGCCGATCGGTAAGGGCACGGTGCACGAGGTCGGGAACCAGGCGATCCTCAAGGGCCAATTCTTCATGGACACCACGCACGGCCGCGACGCGTTCGCCACGGTCAAGGCGCTGTCCGAGGATGGCTTGCAGGAATGGTCCTATTCGTTGCAGGACATCGAGTCCAACCGGGTGAACGTGGACGGCAAGGCCGTCCGCGAGATCACCCGCGTCAAGATCAAAGAGGTCAGCCCTGTGCTGATCGGCGCCGGCATCGACACGCACACCGTCGACGTCAAGGACGCCACCACCAAGTTCTCCGAGTTGAAGGCCGCCGCATTGGATGGCGTTGCGTCGCTCGTTGACACCGCCGTCGAGCGATTGGCGCTCCGGACGGCTGAAGGCAAGTCCATCTCCGAGCAGGTGAGCGCGTACGACGAGGCCATTGCGGCACTCGAACCGCTCCGCAAGGCGATCGACGAGCACAACGCAACACCCCCCACCAAGTCCTCAGACGAAGCGTTCCGGCACGAGTTCGCCCGCTTCGTCGCCATCTCCCAAGGAGTTCACACCTCATGATCACCCCCGAAATCAAGGAGCTTGACGGCAAGCTCAACGAGCGTCAGGCCAAGCTCGCGGCCATCTTCAAGGAAGCCGGCCCCGACCTCGACATGACCAAGGTCAAGAGCCTCGGCGATTCGGCCGACGTCGTCGCCGAGATCAACCGTCTCAACACCGAGATGGCCGAGCTGGGCACCAAGCGCACCAACCTCGCCATCGTCCTCAAGGGCGCCGAGTACGCCGCTCAGGACCCGTACAGCCACGACGAAGGCCACGCGGCCGTCGAGCGCAAGTCGCTCGGCGCCGTCATGCTCAAGTCGGGTGGCCTGTCGCACATCGGCGCCCGCGCCGAGGTCGACGTCGAAGTGAAGACCCTGTTCCAGCGTTCGGCCGGCTGGACCCCCGAGTCCACCCGTTCGGGCCTGCTCGTCGAGAACGCGCAGCGTCCGGTACAGGTCACCGACCTGCTCCCGACCGTGCCGACCAGCCAGGCCGCGTACAAGTACATGGACGAGACCACGTTCACGAACAACGCAGCGGAGCGCGCTGAGGCTGGCACCTACGGTGAGGCCGCCCTGGCGCTCACGGAGCGTTCGGTCACCATCGAGACCGTCGGCGTGTGGCTCCCCGTCACCGACGAGCAGCTCGAGGACGAGTCCGGCGCCGAGGCCTACATCAACCAGCGCCTCCCGTTCATGATCGCCCAGCGTCTCGACGGTCAGGTCCTCACCGGCGACGGCACCACGCCGAACGTGCTCGGCGTGAACAACAAGCCGAGCATCCAGACGCAGGCCAAGGGTGCCGATCCGGTGCCGGATGCGATCCACAAGGCCATCACGAAGGTCCGTGTCACGGGCCGTGCGATGCCGAACGCCGTCATCATGCACCCGAACGACTGGCAGGACGTCCGTCTGCTCCGCACCGCCGACGGCATCTACATCTGGGGCTCGCCCTCGGAGTCGGGTCAGGCGTTCATCTGGGGCCTCCCGGTCGTGCAGTCCGACGCTCAGACGGAGAACACCGCGCTCGTTGGCGACTTCGCAAACTTCTCGCTGCTCGTCGTTCGCCGCGGCCTCATCGTGGAGCGCACCAACGCGCACAACACGGACTTCATCAACGGCCGTCAGGCCATCCGTGCGGGTCTGCGTTGCGCCACCGTGTGGACCCGCGCTGCCGCGTTCTGCACCGTCACCGGCATCTGAGCTAGTCGCTCACTTCGGGCCGTGCGTCGCCTTCGCGGGCGGCGCACGGCCCCACCCCCGATCACCCCCGAAAGGTAAACCGTCATGCCCATCATCGAAGGCACTTCCACTCTCAAGTCAGCCGTCGGCGAGTACGACTTCGCAGTCGATGGCGGCGCCATCGGGGCGATCACCCTGCGCGGCTCCGGCCCGCTCGGCAATCAGATCCCCTCTGGTGCAGTCATCGTCTCCGGCTATCTGGAGATCGACACCCTGTTCACCACCGGCACGTCGGCCACCATGGCGATCAGCGTCGAAGGTGCGAACGATCTCGTCACGGCCACCATCGTGTCGAGCGCCCCGTACTCCTCGACGGGCCGCAAGAGCATCGTTCCGGTCGGCAGTGGCGCCACGTCGGTCAAGACGACCGCTGCGCGCAGCATCGTGGCGACCATCGCCACCGGCACCGTGACGGCCGGCAAGGGCCGCGTCGTGGTGTTCTACCGGTGATTGCGCCCTGCCGTCTCTACCTGACGGCTGACGGCGCTGTGGTGTTCGGGGACAACCCGGACGCCGCGTTCCTGTTGTGTGGCGAGGGAGCGGAGATCCCTGCCGGGTTCTCCCTCCCTGCGCCGCCCGAACCAGAGAAGCCCGAAGCCGCCCCGGTTCGTAAGCCGTCGCCACGCGCGACAAAGAAGCCCTGATCGGAACGGTGAATCGCGATGGCTGTTGACTGGCTCACGATCGAGGAACTCAAGGCGTACTGTCGCAATGAGATCCCGACCGACGACGACGAGCACTACGACGAGGCCATCGACTCGGCGGTCAGCGCGGTTGGCGGCGAGATCAATCGCCCGCTCGTTGTTGCCGGCGCGTCGCCGTCGACTCGGGTGTATCGCCCGAGTCGTTGCCGTCGGCTGTTGTTCATCGACGACTGTGTCGCCGTGTCTTCCATCGTGGAGAACGGCGCCACGTTGACGGTCGCCACCGACTATGCGCTCGAGCCGTTGAACGGCCTCGACGCTCGCGGTGAGACGGTGCCGTATTCGCAGGTGCGCCGGTTCGGTATGGACTGGTACACCGACGACGACAAGGCCACCGTGTCGATTTCTGCCCGCTGGGGTTGGGCGTCGATCCCGCCGCAGTTGGTGACCGCTACGAAGATCGTGGCGAAGGACGTCCTGATGAATCGGGACGTCAAGTTCGGCATCGTCGCGGTGACTGATGCGGCCGTGTTCTCGGCTCGCTCCAACCCGACGGTGCGCACCGCCGTTGACCGCTACCACTTGGCGAAGTCGATCGGCGGCCGCTGATGTCCCTCACCATTTCCACGATCCGCGACGCCGTCAAGGCGCAACTGAACGCCAACCTCGCCGGCGGCCCGCAACGTCAGGTGACGATCGACGCTCACGGTGACGGCGCACCGGCACCGGTGATCCGGTTGGAGCTCGACGAGCCGCCGCGATATCACCAAACGTTCGGCCCGCCGAGCCAGCTCCAGTCGGTGACGTTCCTCGTGACGATCGACCCCGGCAACGCGGACGGCAGCGCCGTGCGTCGCCTGGATGACTTCCTCTCGGCAGGCATTGGCAACGGCGAGTCGGTCATCGACGCTCTCGACGCTGACCCGACGATCGGCGGCGTGGCGATGCATTTCGACTTTGAGCCTCGCGACTACGACCCGGTCAACGTGACGGCGAGTTACGCCCTCACGATCCACGTACAGGATTCGTGATGCATCAAGCAGCGTGGGAGTTCGTCGGCCGCAACACGTGCGCTCAGTACCGCTCGGTGCTGGAGTTCGGTTCGCGCAACGTCAACGGCTCGCTGCGTGACCTGGTCGGCGCCGACCGTTGGGTTGGTGTTGACATCGGCGCCGGCCCTGGCGTGGACATCGTGGGCGATGCGGCGACGGTGAATGTGCCTGGCACGTTCGAGCTTGTCCTGTGCGCCGAGGTGTTCGAGCACGCCACTGACGAGATGTGTGTCGGGATGTGTAGCAACGCTGCCCGCCACCTCGACTCTGGCGGCCATTTCATCGCGACGATGGCAGGCCCGCGGCGTGCGCCGCATTCGGCGGTTGATGGTGGTGCGTTGCGTGACGGTGAGTTCTACCGCAACGTTGATCACGCCCTGCTTGATTCGTGGCTGTCGGGTGCCGGGTTTCGGCATTGGACGATCGACGAGTTGGACGACGACATCCGATGCGTGGCGGTGAAGGCTTAACAGCCTTCGCTCTGGCCTCCCGACAAAACGCTGAAAGGTGATTATGCGGGTCCTGCTGGTCCATCCTGGACCTCATTTTCTCAGTTGCGGACGTTCACGACGGACTCCTTAAGGGACTCCGGGCGTGTGGAGCGGACGTGCAATCGTTCAGCCTGCACGACCGGCTCAACTTCTACAGTGAGGTGCAGATCGAGCGTGAAGGCGAGTACCGCAAGGCGCTTTCACCTGACGCTGCGATCGCCCTGGCGCTGAAGGGGTTGGAAGCCACGCT